TATGTGAAATAAAAATGCTATGCATAAATTCTTCTATTACTCCATAAAGTGCTATAATGCTGTTTTATAGAGTGTTTTTCTCTATCTTGAATATGTCCGTGATAACTTTTAAGAATAGGAATATTGTTATAATATATTATTTTGTAATTACTATCATTATTAATTTCTTCGTGTTTTAAGTCAACTATTTGGTCATTAACAGAAATAAAACTAGTTAACAACTGTGGTCCAGTTGGACATAATGGATTTGAACCATAAAACCTATTCTTTACATTTTCAACAATTCTTCTAATAGCTTTAAATAATAAAAGATTTCCAGGTTTGCAAACCATTAATGCATTATATATACCTACACCATCAGCGTCCATTACTAAGTGTTCGTTTTCACATAAATTAATAAACTTAAAACCATTTAAAGGGGCATATTTAATATCTAAGTAAATACCTCCTTTAATGAAAAGAATACAATAACGCCACAAGTCAGATTTATAAGCACCAGGAATTAACCTATCATATGTTTCTAGAACATCTGGTTTAAAAAATGTTTTAATAAATTCACGAGAATCATTATCATCAAATAAATAATGGTTAAATCTTGGATTAAGTTTTTTAATTTTTTTTACAGCTTCAAACATTAAAAGAGGTAGTGCCTTTGTATGCCATGTTTGAAAAATATTTTGCGGAATAATAAGGTTATAAGATGATTTAATAGGATATGGAACCATTAATGATTTATTTATTTCGATGTATTTGTTAGGTTTTCTTTTTTTTAAGTTAAAATTATGCATAATATATTATAATATTATATTTTAGCAATAAAATATCTTTCATAATCGGTTTTTGTTTCAAAGAAAAATGTTAAGGGACCATCATTATTATTCCCAGTAGAAAGTTTGACCTTGAAATATTTATCTTCATCAATGCTTCCGACTTTATGATTATTATAACAAATTCCATTCAAAGCATTTCTAATACTTGAACCTGTTTGACCTGACGTATAAAACCCTTTTTTAACAATTTTATTATTTTCTCTTAATTTAGTTTTAAATTCATAATATCCAGATGTTTCTTTATTATTATTATATTTTTTAAGTATAACAGGAGTTGTTATTTCATTTTCATTAAACAATTCGTCGTAATACATTTTATATATTTATAAAATGTATCTTTATATTATTTTTTATAACATTTATGTTGAAAAAAATACCCCAAATTTCTAGCAGTTTCTTCGTCTATACCTTCATTAACCCTTAACCTATGAATAATAGGTTGGTTATATAATAAATGCTTATATTTAGGTTGGTCAAATAGAGCTGATAATACGATTTCTTCTGGAAATATTGATAAAAATGGAAGTCCTAATTTAACCATATTATAATATTCTTGAATTAATTCTTGTATAATGCTTGATTTCATATTTAATCCAAAAATAATAGTTTGGATATAATAAGCACTTTCAGTATTAAATTTTGTTAGTTTTTTCAATAAATCGATAGTTTGCGAAAAACACATTTTATAATATTGATTTTCACTATTAACAGTATAAAATAATGTTTCATCATTTTCTAAAACATCAAATAAACTTTGTGGATTATTTAAACAATAACAAGCAGAATCAATCCAAATAACTTTATCAAAACCCAAATTTTGTGCTTCTAACATAGCAAATATTTTAAAACAATATGGAACACCAGCGTATTTCATTTCGGTTCCAGTAGGATTTGGAAACCCGCCATTAATTAAATATAAATAACCATTATATCCAGACTTTTCTAATGAACCAATAATTTTCTGTGATGCTTTATATCTAGTGTCAGAATCACTAATATTGTTTTTTATAATATCGTGAGAGAATGGAGTGCAACAAACAAAACAGTTTTTATTATTTTCACGATTACCAATTTTGTATAATTTTTTATTTGGAATTTTATTAAATGAAATATCTATAATTTTCTGTTTCAACGATTTTGAACATCTATATTTGAAATCATTAAAATCGAAATATTCATCAATTGGTGGAAAATATTCATTTAAAATATTGTCTATATTTTTATTGGATAACTGTTGTTGAATATTTATATAATCGTCAATCGTATATATAAGTTTATCTGGTATATTCAATAAAAAAGGGTTTTCAGTATTTTCCATTCTGAATTATATGAATAAATATATTTAAATATTTTTTCGTTCATTAATTTTATTTTGAATTATTTCAAATATTTTTTTTTCCAAATAATCTATTTTAGATTTCATAATTTCTTTTTCTCTCAATAATTCATTAATCATTCTATATTGTTCTTGAAATTTCATTTCATATCTTCGTATAATAGGACTATTTTGCATTTCTAGCATTTTTGCTTTATGTTCATCTTCCATTTGTTGTTTTTTTTGAATAATTTTTTTAACTTCTTCTAAAACATCAGGTTTATTTTCTAATCTTCCAGGTTCATAGTTGATTAATAATGGTTCTAATCTATTAAATAAAAATTCTTTTATGTCATCTTGTTTTATAAAATCGTCGACTGATTTATCAGATAACTTTACATAAGGATTATTTTCATTATATTTTGGAAGTAGAATTTTTTTGTCTAATGAATTATGAATATGTGAAAAAACCAGAATTGTTTTAGTTGTATCTAATTGAATTAAAGGTTCATTATAGTTATTCAAAAAATGTTTTTCTTCTGCGAGTAAAGCATTTTCATCATATTTATATTTTGTTAAATATTCTTTTTTAAAAGCAAAGGTAGCAGCTGTTGCGTGAAATTCGCCATAAGGACCAAACTTATACATTTTATCTAAATCTTTGAAGTAGATATGCATTACGCTGGAACCCGCAATAAGAAATGATGGATTTTTAGTCAGCATTTCAACAGCGTGAGAGACCCTATTAGGTGGATAGTAATCATCATCATCCATATAAACGATTATATCTCCGTTAGATTTTTCGTGCATTAAATTTCTTTTTTTACCTAAACTCATTTTTTCATCGTATTTGTAATATTTAACTTGTGGAATATTAATTACTAATTCTTCTATTTTGTCTGTTCCGTCATCAATTATAATCCATTCCATTCTATCTTTTGGATAAGTTTGATGGTTAAAACATTTTATAGTCATTTCATAAAATGGTCTTCTATTATAAGTTGGAGTGCATACACTTATAAATGGTAGATTTTTATTTTTATTTTTATTTTTATTTTTATTGGTTTCATTTTTTCCCATTATTATTATTATTATTTTTATTATTATTTTTATATCTTATTTGTATAAAATAGTTATTTTACTGAGTGAAGGCGAAAATGTTCTTTAAGTAGTTTCTTTATATATAAGGTTTAAATTTTGGGTTCAGAAACCTTGGACACAGAAACCTTATTCTCAGCAACTTTTGGTTCGGAAACCTTGGAGACAGAAACCTTGGACACAGAGTCTATTCTCTTACTTCTTCTTTTTGTAGAATTATTTAATTCATCTAATTCATTCAATATTCCATTATTTATAATCTCAATTTGTGGTTTAATAAAAGACATTATCCATTCAAACCACGTTTGTTTTTTTTCAACACCATATTTGGTTCCGTTGAAATCATTTATTATACATTTCTTTAAAGCTGTATTATATGTAGTTAATCCAGGTGTGCTATTATTGTTTAACAAAACCGTTTTTTTATAAATTTCAGGATAAAACATATAAATAAAAATACAGGCAATTATAGAAATTAATAATCCGTAGTTACCTATACTTATATATGCATCTATTATTACGAAAAAAGATATAATATACATTAAAATATTCATTCTATTTTTCAAAAAATTTGTAATTAAATTATAAAATGTGTATTTTTCTTTATTAGAATTTGAAACTTCCCCAACTAAAAATAAAGGTAAAAAGAATGATTTGAAACTAACTATTAGTAAAAAAAATGGTATTAATGGTATCATAAAAGAAAATAATAACAACAACATAAATGCTATATTTACAAAAAATATGAATAAAAATGGATTATACCAATTTTTAAATATAGCACCTTTTTCATATTCCCATTTAACTAATTTTTCTTTAAGTTCAATATTATTAATAAAAACTTGTTTACCATTTTCATCCATAACATTTTCTATTTTAAATTCTTTTTTACTGCTAAATAACAAATATAGTTCAAAAAAATATAAATAAACAAAGTATACAGAATTAATAATACCTATAATAAATACTATTAAAAGAAAAATTAATGGAAGTAAAAATACGATTACACTATCACTACACGTTTGATTAATTACATTAAAAATATTATTATACATACTAAAAGAATTAGAAAATAATTTGCTTTGTATTGTTGCAATATAAATGTAGAAAGGATTGGTATTTTCCATATATTTCCAAGTTTTCAAATACTTTAATCCTAATGAACTATTATTAATAATATTAATATTTTTAGTATAAGGAAATGTTATTTTTGTTGATTTGACCTCATAATTGCCGTTGTTATTTGATTTCATTACATCAACATTAATATCTATTTTATTTATTTCAGATTTATTAATATCATAAGGTTGACAATTTACATCAGTTGGAATTATATTTGATTGAGAAACTTTGGTATTATAAAGAATAGCTAATCCAATAAAAATTAGTAAGAAAAGATTGAATATTTGAATAAATAAACTTTTAAAAAAAGATGAAGTTGGAAGTTTGTCACTCGATTTATTATCAATAGTTGAATTATCTTGATTTGGTTCTTGTATAGGTTCTTGTGTGGGTTCAGTAGTCATAATATAATAAAATGATATAAAAATTTTTATATAGTCTCGCTAAAAAGTAATGATAAAAAAGTAATGATAAAAAAATAATGATAAAAAAGTAATGATAAAAAAGTAATATTTTCTATTCAAATTATATGAAAGTAATTTTATTATTTATTTCAATAATTTTATTTGTAATAATTATTAATTATGGAGACTATCTGGTTAAAAAGAATTATATCAGAGAATGTTTTGTTGATAATAGTAATAGTAATAGTAATAATTGCGATATATTCAATTATAATACAATAATAAGTGTAGATGACCAATATAGTAGTTCAGTAGATATGCCTATAAATACAACGTATAGTTGTAAAAATTTTTGTGGTCCCCAAGCTAGATGTTCATTAACAGGACAACAATGCACTAGTGATATTGACTGCTATGGTTGTAAGAATACAAAATCAAAAAAAGGAAAAGTTAGAACAGGAAAGGAAATTTTAGGATGGAATGAAGCAGGTAAATTGACGAATAGTTTTACTCCAAGATATTCTGTTTTGACTACTGATATTGGGTCAAAAGCAAAATTGTATAATGAAAAGAATATAAAACCGCCAGAATATTTCAAAGGTGTAGACCAATGGAAAGATAGTTTTAATACTGGAAACGAATTGTATGATAAACGATATAATCCAAGTATTGGAACTCTGCCTTTTCTACCGAGTTATCCAACGAGATATACGTTAAGTGGTGAATTTGTGGATAATGGTCCATTAGCATCAAATGCTTATTTATAATTATAATTGTTCTTTAAGTAGCATATTGAAGAGCACAATTTCCACCAATAAATGCTATCATATTAATTCGCTCTTCAAATACAATTAGATTGAAATTGTAATCATAAATTCTCCAAGTCGGTTTATTTACTCCTACAATATTTCCAGTTTGTGGGTCGCATATAGATAAAGATTGTGCTAATGGGTCAACTGGCGGTGTAATCGTATTCATTTCAAATTGAATATTTGTAAATCTGCTCATATTCATAGCACCTGTCGGTTGTAAATTGAAAGGGGATGTATCCAAACAAAAGTTATAAATATATAAACCATCAGGTGCGTTTCCAGTTGTTCTTGTGTATTTTTCTATATAATTATATACTCCTGCTGCTTGTTCATTCTCTCTATAAATTCCATCTAAAAGAAAACCCATACTAATTAATATATCTTTCACATTTTCCAGATTATAATTTCCTGTAATCATCCAACCCGTTAATTGTCCGTTTGTATTTACACCAGGACCAATATAAACAGTTGTTCCATCTCTGGTTATAGTATAAGTTCCATCTGTTGGTGCTTGTATCAAATCGTTCGGCATATATCTATAAGGCCAGTTAGTGTAATTACTCCATTCATTTCTTAAATTGACATCACTCCGCTGCATATAAAACATATAACTCGTCACCATACCGATTGAATCTAAATCTATTTTATTTGAACCAGTAACATTATAAAATATTTTCTCTCTGACTTGTTTAAATAGATATTTTTGTTCGTGTAAAGCAAATACTCTGGATTCTTCATTAGATAAAAAACAATAAGTGCAATTTAAATGAATATCCGCATTCCATAAGGTTCTAGTATCAGTATAAGAATTTATTGATAGGTCAACATCTGGTGGTGTTTGTAAAAAACGATAAAATTGCATATAATATTGATTAAAATTTGGACATACATAAGGAAAGTTATTAGTATAATCAAATACATCTCTTATTTGGAACAATTCTTGTATTGGTCTCATAGTTATATTGATATGTAGCTCGTTGTATTGAAGTGAAATAAGTGGAAAAGCCATTTGAGATTTTAAGTTGAACCAAGAATTTAATGGAATATATAGTATTCTACCGCGAATAGATGGTTCAGCACCAGATTGACTTGTAGTATAATATGAGTTTGGATAAGAATTAATGCGTGTTCCAGAGTTTCCAGGATTATATAATTCAGGAACGTGTCCAATCATTTTTTCAAACAATTCTTTCTTTTGATTAGAAAAGTCCCTCTGAACCATCGCAAGTAAATAAGCACCCGAAAACTCTTGTAATATTTGATTTCCACAGGTAACTTCAATTTTTGAAATCATTTGAGCACCAATATATTCAATCCATTTAAATTCATACGGAACCCATTTACCTCCATTATAATAAGTAGATGTAGTATCAGAAACTGGTGGTAAAATACCACTCCAAATATTAGGTAATTCAACGGATAAATAACAATCCATTAAGAGGTCGGCATATCTAGGTATTTTAAATTTAAAATATGATTCTTCTGATAAACGAAGGGTTTTTGAACCTTCAAAATCAATCCTGAATTTTTGCATACCAAAGTTAGTATATTTTGCGTATGTTGATTTAAAAAAAGTTTTTGAAGGATTACCGTTTAATATTATATTTTGTTGTCCTTCTGAAACCAGTTGCATTAACCCACCAGCCATATCTATTATAACTTATACGTATATATTATTTAACTATTAAAATAAAAAAATAATATATTATAATAAAGATATGAAAACAAATGTAAATGATTTAATGGCTAAAACCACAAAATTATTATCATCATCGTATATAAAAGATAATATTATTATATATGGTTTAGCGTGTATTATATTATTAATTTTAATTATAGCAATTTTATATTTATTGTATATGTTAAATTTGAATTCGAGAGAATGTAATTTAATGAATAGTTTGTATTCAGTATTAGATAAAAATATTAAAAACCTGAATGATACAGATGATGACTGTGGTTTAACCTTGAAAGATTATTATATTAATACAGCTTATAATTGTTGTAGTGGTGGTTCTTATAAGAATGACTATGTAAATACTTGTATTCTAAAAAATATCTTAAAACAAGGTGTTCGTGGTTTAGATTTTGAGATTTATTCAATTGATGATAATCCAGTTGTGGCAACTTCTACTGTGGAAAATTATAATGTTAAAGAAACATTTAATTATGTGAATTTTAGTGATGTTATGAATGTAATTGTAAATAATGGATTTAGTCCAAGTTATTCGCCAAATTACGAAGACCCAATATTTTTGCATTTACGAATTATGAGTTCTAATCAACAAATGTATTCAAATTTTGCTCAATTATTTAAACAATATCAAAATCGTTATTTATTAGGACCACAATATAGTTATGAATATAGCACTTGTAATAATAATAATAGTAATTGTGTATCAAATAATTTAGGAAATGTAAAATTAATTTCTTTGAAAGGTAAAGTTATTATTATTGTTGATAAAATAAATAATGATTTTATTGATAATCAAAATTTTTATGAATTTGTAAATATGACAAGTAATTCTATGTTTATGAGAGCGTTAAATTATTATGATGTCAAATTTACACCAGATATGAACGAACTTCAAGAATTTAATAAAAAAAATATGACGATTTGTATGCCCGATAAAGGTATAACACCAGACAATCCGAGTGCTTTAATTTCAAGGGCGTTAGGATGTCAAATGACTGCTATGAGGTATCAATCATTCGATACAAATTTACAAGAAAATATAGCATTTTTTGATAAAACAGGATATGCATTTGCTTTAAAACCAGAAAATTTAAGATATAAAGAAATAACTATTGAAGAAACCCCTCCAAATAATCCATTATTGAATTTTCAAACAAGAACGACATCAAGTGATTTCTACAATTTTTCAACTTAAAGAGTTCCTTGGATTAATATATTTATTTTTTAACTTAAAGAGTTCCTTGGATTAATATATTTATTTTTTAACTTAAAGAACATCATTAAAAATATTTCAATATATATATATATGAAAAACAAAATTTGTGATAGTAAAATGAATTTTGAAGAATGTGAATTAGCAATATTAAGAAGTGCTGTAGATAAAACACAGCAAAACATCGGTGAAAAAACTGTTAATTCGCCTATTGTTATTAAAATAATTCAAATTCTTGAAAATTTTTTAAAAAACAAAAAACTAGTTTGTTATGGAGGAACTGCAATTAACTCTATACTACCAGAAAAAGATAAATTTTATAATAAAAATACTGAATTACCTGATTATGATTTTTTCTCTCAAAATGCTTTAAATGATGCAATAGAATTGTGTGATATTTATTTTAAAGAAGGATTTGACGAGGTTGAAGGAAAATCTGGGGTTCATCACGGAACATATAAAGTTTTTGTAAATTTTATACCAATAGCAGATATTACTTATATTCATAAAGACATATTTAATGCTATCAAAAAAGATAGTATTAATATAGATGGAATATTATTTGCACCACCTAACTATTTACGTATGTCGATGTTTTTAGAATTATCTAGACCACAAGGTGATATAAGTCGTTGGGAAAAAGTATTGAAAAGGTTAATCTTATTAAATAATAATTATCCATTAGTTGGAAACAATTGTAAGACTGTTAATTTCCAGAGAAAATTGTTCAATAATAATATTAATGAAGATTTAATTTTCAATACAGTTAAAAATTCATTAATAAAACAAGGAGTAGTTTTCTTCGGTGGATATGCTTTATCGTTGTATTCACGATATATGCCTACATATTTAAAAACCAAATTGAAGAAATACCCAGATTTTGATGTATTATCAGAAGAACCTCAAAAGGTTTCTCAAATTATTAAACAAAGATTGAAAGATATTGGAGTTAATAATGTAAAAATTATTACAAAACCATCTATTGGAGAGATAATAGCAAAACATTATGAAGTAATGATTGGTGTTGATACAATATTATTTATATATGAACCCTTAGCGTGTCATAGTTATAATACTGTAAAACTAGATTATAATTATATAAAAATCGCCACAATTGATACTATGTTAAGTTTTTATTTGGCGTTTTTATATTCTGGTAGAAATTATTATGATACAAATAGAATACTTTGTATAGCTGAATATTTATTTTTTCTTCAACAACATAACAGATTAAAACAATCTGGATTATTAAAAAGATTTACTGATAGTTGTTTTGGACATCAAGAAACTATTGAAGAAATTAGAGAGAACAAATCTATTAAATTTATGGAACTTAAAACAAAAAAAAATACTAAGGAATATAATGAATATTTTTTCAAATATAGACCAGTTGATAATAAAAAAGAAAAGAAAGAAAAGAAAGAAAATAAAACAAAGAAAACAAATAAAGAAAACCCTAAAACAAGAAAAAGAGGAAGAGGAAGAGGTGGATTGTTTATTTAGTTTTTTTTAATTTAAAAATATATATTTAAATATAATTAATGGAAGAATGCGATTTTTATTGTTTATCATATAAAAATCCAGAGAGAAAACAATCTATGGAAAATAGATTTAAACAGTTAGGAATTAATGCCTTTATATCTGATGGTGTTAGTTTTGATGATCCCAGAATAAAAAATAGTAAAGGTTATAAAAGAACTCTATCTTTTACTTTTGGACATTTAGATTTAATTAAAGATTTTTATTTTTTGTCAGATAAAGAGTATGGCGTAATATGTGAGGACGATATATTTATTAGAAAAGATTTTGTAAAACAATTGCCGATAATTATACAAAATTTCAAAAAAATGAAATTAGATGTTTTACTTCTTGGTTATTTATTGAATTATAATATAAATTTTCAACTTAAAGAAACAGAATTTAACAAAGAAGAACATCCTTTTGATTATTATTCATTTCCTGATAATTTTTGGGGTGCTCAGAGTTATATAATTTCTAAAAAACACGCAAATTATTTAATCAAAAAATTTTCATATCCATATAGTGAGTTAAGTATTGAAAACAAAAAATTAAAACCATTTAATGCGGATTGGTGTTTCACTAAGGAAGGAAATCGGGCTTTAATATATCCACCTATTTGTATTGAAGATGGAAAAACAATTTACGAAGACTCATCTCAACAAATTTTTCACGATAGTTGTCACAAATTTTGTTATAAAGAAAATATATTTTATGACTAAATTAGATTTGTCATAATCTTATATATTAAATAATATAAAACACTAAATAATACACTCATAAAACCATAACCATATATATTTGTATTTCCATCTTTGAAAAATAATATCGGAAAATATTTATATAACATTTTTTTAAATATTGGTAATTGAAATAGAAAAAACAATACTCCTATTAAAAGTGGTATTTGTATCTCATCATACAAATTATCTAAGTTATTTGTTCTATTTACATTTTTATTATATGAATTAATTATATCATTTGTATCTTCATCTGTTTTAATATAATCATTATTTTGTGAAGGTGGAATATAATTTGGTTGAACCTCGGGGTCTTGTGTATATTGATTTGTATTTGTGGGTATATCTCTACTCTGCAATTGTGTAATACCATTTACTGATGCCTGTTGAATTCCTGAAATTATTTGGTTAATCGTCGTTTGGTCTAATGCTAAACCATTTTGTTCTATATTATTTTTTTCATTTATATTTAAATTAACATTACCACCATTATTTGCAGGTTCTGCTGGTAAATCAAAAATTGAAGTAGTATCGCTCATTTTATAATATTATTAAAGAATGTCAAATAATATTATTTACGCAAACAATCTGAAAACGGTTCTTTAAGTTATTTAATCTCTAAACAGATATTATTCTTAAATTTTTATCGCATTTTGTTGGAACTTGATTATATTTATAACATTTATTATCATATTTATAAATTTTACCATTTATTTCATCACTTGGTGGAAGTTTATAAATATAACATTTCTTATCTTTACATACTTCACGAAAAACACACGACAAACCCAATCCTAAAATTATACTCATTACATATTTCCCTGATTGTGAATGGACAAATTTTGAGAGATGCATTTTATATAATATATAAATATTAAATTTGAATTGGAACACTTTTTATTAAAGAACTATCACTTGGACACGAAACCTCTGTTTGTTGATAAATAAAACAATTTTCTGCGTTGTCTTTATACTGAACTTTACCAATTGTTTCTGGTCCTGGATAAACATATATCGTTTTTGTGTCTGGACCAATCATATATACAAAAAATAACCCTACCGCTAAACTAATTAAGAATACCTTGATAGATATATATTGAAGCATCTATATATTTTATATATATATATATATATTTATTCTTCTTCTTCGATATTTTCTTTTTCTTCTTCTTCGATATTTTCTTTTTCTTCTTCTTCAATATTTCCTTTTACCTTTTTCACTGTCTTCTTTCTTTCTTTTTTTTCTTTTGGTTCCTTATCTTTTTTTTCTTTTGGTTCCTTATCTTTTTTTTCTTTTGGTTCCTTATCTTTTTTTTCTTTTGTTCCTTTTGTTTTTGTTTTACTTTGTTCAGTATTATATATTATTACACCTACTTTTTCAGTAGATGTATCAAATTCTAACAAATCAACTGAATATTCAAATGGTGTTTGAATTAAATGATAAGTATTATCTTGATTATTATAATTATCTTCTCCATTTTTTTCAATACAACTATTAGAATACTTTTTATTCATTATTTCTTTATTCATAGGAACTATATTTTTTATATATGACTCTACTACATTTTTGATTAATGCAATATTATTTGTATTATTATAATCTTTACATAACTGCTTTATTTCAACTATTTCAATATTTAAATCGGTTTCTAATTTATTTAATTCATTTATCCTCTCTTCATTATAAACAATATTATTATATAGTTGATTTGAATATTCATATAATTCTATATCGTTATTTATATCATTATAAATTTTTTCATAATTTTCTATAACTTTATCACTAGATACATAACCAAAAATTTCATTATTTTTTTCTATTATTATTTTATTTTTATTTTCACTTATATCATTTTTAGAACTTAAAATATCATCTCTTAAATTTGTAAAAATACCCAATTTTATTTTAATATTTAAACCACAAGGGTTCGTTTTATCACCACATAAAGCACCTATATTTCTATTTTCATTTTCATCAATAACATTAAAAAAATCTGTTCCAACTGGTCGTTTACAAGATACACATTTAAATTTTAATTTAGAAAATTCCTTCCTTTTTTCCTTCCAACTTCCACTAGCTTTTATAATTTTTTTCTTTTCCTCATTTATTTTTTCATCATATTTATTTTTTAATTTATAATAATTATCTAATGATTCCTTACTCATAATATTATATATTATATTATTATTTTTACTTTTTATAAATTAAGTCATACTCATTATCCCATTGGGGTAGTCCTGTAATCAATTGTTGTTCACCTATTAATTTAGATTGTTGATAATTTTTTATTTTTGATAAAATATAATGATGTTTCTCTTTATTTTTTATATCTTTTTCTAATGGTGTTAATTTCCCTTTATATTTCAATAATAAAATTAACCCTAAAATTAAAAAAAATCCAATAAATAATGAAATATTTAATATAATATTGTTATAAATATTTTTATATTCCCTACATTGCTTTAATGTTTCATTTAAGAAATATTTTACACCTGGTTCAATTAAGTATGGTGTTTTTTCTTCATAATTCATATTAAATACTTTTATTATATTACATTAAATTATACATAATATCTATATGGACCCCACTTATATTTCAATACTATTTTTTTTACTAACAACAATTCTTTATTATATGTATAAACCTAAACAAACACTCAATGATATTGAGAGTGATTCATCTGAATTTATTAAGAAAAATTATTTATATTTATTAATTTATTTTTTAGTTGTTATTTTATCACAATTTTTTATAAATTCAAGCATTATTATTAATAAATGTGGCGGAAGTATTTCTAAAAATATTGCTACAAGTGCTTTAATGACATTTATTCCTTGGGTTTTTATTTTTGGTTCATTAACACTGATATTAATCGCATTTCCTGGGTTTAAGTCTGCTTTTTCAAATGTTATCGGTTATTTTTCTGTTTCAAGTAAAGCAAATGAAATTTTAGCAAAATTATTAGTAAATAATGACATCCAAAAAGAAATAGATAACGAACATATTTCAACAGAAAAGAAACAGGAACTACAAAGTGCCGCAGAAGCAATAATTAAATTATGCGGAAATGTTTCAATTATGATAAATCAAATTGTGCCTGAAAATTTTATACAATATTGGGATTTGTTAAAACCATTAATAAAACAAAAATATATTGCTGGGGATGCCTCTGGCGAATTATTGGATTTAAAACAACAATTATTAAATTTAGTTATTACGAGAGATAATATTGGTGAAGGTTTATGGTATTTTTATACAGGATTACTTTTAATTTCAATAGTTCAATATAAAATTGTATCAAGACCGTGTGTTGTAGACCCACAAACTATGGCTGAGAACCATCAAAAGTTTTTAGAACAAGAAAACGCAACACTTAATCAACCTGATACACAGGCTTACGCTACTTAGAGTTAGAAGAGATATGGATGATGTATGTAATAAAATACAAATACATAACATAAAATTCCTAAAATTATTGACATCAACCATATAGGAAAAATTGTTTTATTTCTATAACCTATTCCAAATTCACGAATACTTCCATCTTTATTATACAAAAAACTAGGTTTTCCAAATTGAATTAAAAAAAATATCGTTAAAAATAATATTATACTTATAAATGTTGGGTTTTTTTTAATAAATTCTGGGTTCATTATATATATTTTTATACATTTTATAAATATTAAAATATATCGGTATTTTATGTTGAATCAATTTATTATTATGTTGTTGGGTTTATTTGTGGGACTATATAGCACTACTGTTGGTGGTGTTGCAGCTTCTGCTATAATGACATATATTTTTATACATTTCAAAATTATTGATCCTTATGATAAAATAATTGGAACACTTTTATTTATTAGTATGTTTCCAATTGGGTTATCTGGATTATACGAATATTACAAAAGAAAACATATCGATTATTCTAGTGGTTTAATTTTACTTTTTTCTATTTCAATCGGAATGTTTCTTGGTTCTAAATATAATTTTATTTTTGAAAAAATATATGGTATTGAATTTATAACAAATTATAAATATTTATTTAATTCTATATGTTTTGGTATAATAAGTATCTTATATTTATTTGAATATCGTAATTCACTTATAAAAAAGTAGTTCTTTAAATCCTTTTATTAAATATATTGTCTCACGGGATACATTCTTTTTTTCAAATTTCATCAATAATAATCTGTCTCTGCATAATCAAACTCTATTGAACCATCAAAATTTCCTCTTCCATCTCTGAAATCTTCATCATAATCCGCCATATCATAAACATCATCGTCTATTTCTCTATTCATTAATTGTTCTTCATTATAATCATCCATATATTGTTCAATATTTCTGTTATTTACATTATTATCTCTCCTTAAAATATTTTCTATATTTATATTTTCTTCCTCATTATTATTATCATCAAATTCTTCTTCAATATTATTTGTTATTATTGTTCTAAAATCTTCTAAATCCTGTATCTCCTCGTCGTATACATTTTTATCATATTGTGTTAATCCTTTCTGCAAACCTTTATTCCATAATCCTAATTTATTTACTTTTAAAGCTGTATCTACTTGCCTTTCCGCATTTGTTAATGCTTTCAAACGGTCTGTTACTTTATTTTTCTCCTTTTCTTTGAGTTTAAATATATCATCCATTATTTTATCATAACTTATATCAATCTTGCTTTTACTTTCATTCATTATATTCAAGAAAACAGTTAATAACTCTGCTATCTTGTTTTTTAACTCTTTTGTATTTCCTATATTCAAATAATATCTGCTATTATCTCTTTCACCCATTAAAAATTGTTCATTTTCATTTTCATTTTCATTTTCATTTTCATTTTCATTTTCTAATTCATCATTTATTGGAAATTCAAGGTTCAACATATTATTGTCATCTGTCAAATTTATATAATTTGTAATTACTTGTAAAAAATAATTCTCGTAAAGTAAAAAATTTATTGTTTTATCAAATATTGAATTTGTTACTTTATCTTTATATTCTATACTACTAAAACAAGGCGTATTATTTACTAGAAGTAATATATTTTTTGACTTATTAATTACATTCGATAATATCTTTGTTATCTTTTTATCATCATAAAACTTTACTAAACTATTATAATAATCTTTGATAAATTTCTTAATATCACCGTAATGATTTACAGATAACTCTAAATATTTCGGCAATTCTATATCACTAAAATTCACCTTATTCAATATTATATTCGGAAAAATCCTTATAAAATTATCTATATATGACTTCATAAAATTTATAGCATTATAAGTTCCATAATCTGAAATATTATAATTATTATTTCTCTCACTACTCCAATTCATCAAATTTTCTAAATTTCTTTTTAATTTTCTCTCTTCATTATTTGAAATATTCGCATAACTACTTATAAACTCTATTAATTGTGATTTCATAGAATTATTTGTTTTTAATAAATAATTTTTTAGAGAACGTATCTCCGCCGTTTCTTCTTTTATTTCAATATCAAATGAACTATTTGTAATATTTTCTATATTTTGAAGTAAAACCTTTGGTATAAAACTATCATCATCCGAATTACTAATCGTTTCAACTGTTTCTTTCAACTTCTCCAACGGTGTTATTATATAATTATTATTTTCTATATGAATTATGTTTTGCCTACTTACAATCTGTAAAAGTCTTAACATATTTTCATTACTATATTGTCTTCCATCATTTTTCAACTTTTGTATTTTTTCACTAATCGAATCATTTATATTAAATATGTTTAATTTTGGCTTACTACTACAAACTGACATCAACTCATCATTCAAAATTATATTTGATTGAAATTTACATAGACTAATAAATGCTCTGTATATTATTTCTTCACTAAATTCATTACTTATATCTGGATATATATTTTTCGTGCTTTCCTTTGAAAATAAAAATGGTGATTTTATATAATCGTTTATATCACATATAACATTTGATAAATATGAAACTGTATTGATATACTCTGTTATATTACTATCATCCTTCTCAAAATATTTAATCACTTCAATACTATTATCTGTTGAATTACAACAAGAATTCTCCAAAAAAGGTTCATTTGATGAATTCTTTAAATTCAAACTCTTTTTATTTAAAATATGCTGGATTTTTTCTTGAATGTATAGAGAGAAAAATATAATCTTCGACTTTACAATTAATATTTTTTCATTCTGCTTTTCTGAACCAAAATTTATATCATTTGATAATTGATTGATAAATTCTTTTGAAACATTTGATAATTTATTGATTTTTATTTGTCTTAATGGTGGGAGAAATTCATTCCAATTATTCAAATCATATTCTTTTGGTATTTGCTTATTTGGATTAATTAACAAATATTCGGTTTTTTCTTTAAATTTTCCTTTTACATCATTATCATCTAAAAAATATTTTTCTATAAAAACCTTGATTTTCTTTGATATATCATCCTCTTTACTTCTTGATAAAACCGACCAAGGTTCAGTTGAACTCTTTATTTTAAATATTACACACGCTAAATAATTTAAAGCCGACAAATCACCGCTTCCATCAAAAGGAAACCCATCAAATGAACGAACACAACCTGGAAAAGTTTTTCTCGTTTTTATTGATGGAATACTTATTTGAACGCCTATTAAAAAAGAACTAAACGTTAAATACAATATATTCAAATTATGAATTTGTTTATAACTCGGAATATTTTTTCCGCTTTTTGAGTATTCCTCTATTTTCTTCTTATAATCAACCTCTTTCGGCATAGCTATCGGCAGAATATTATTCATTATTTTTATCATAAAATCTCGTTGTTCCTCAATATTTATACCCATAAATTCCGATAAAGACGTAATTATATTTGACGCTGTTCTTGACTCTAATGATGTATAATCCACCTTTTTTTCACTTTTATTTATTGCTATATCTTGTTCAATTATTTCTCTCGTTATATTTCTAAAACCTTCATCATTATATCCTTCATCATAATCAAATTCTATTGCTCTTATAACATAACCACTATGTTTATCCACCCAGTTATCACCATCATCACTTATTGTTCCTATCGATGCACATATCTCATCCATTAATTTAATATAATTATTTTGATTTTCTATAAAACAAGACGCCAACTTATAGATAAATGACGGCAATAATTTTGTATTTGTTTTTACACAGTATAACCAATTCACATCCTCATCATTCGAATTATACGCTTCTCTTGTAAATGTTATAGTAAAACGAATTATATCATTCTGTTTTTTCACAAAATCTGCCTGTCCTAATATTAAATCTCTCAATTTTAAATATGGTGATAACTCTTGAACAATTGTTTCCTTATTATAATCCTCTATTCCAAGATTATATTGATACATATTATTCTTGTAATTTTTTTTGATTTCTATTTCAGTTAATTTATTTATTATATTAGAATAATAATCATATTTTTTATTTATTTCTCTATCTAATACCTCTTTTGATTCTCTATAATTTTTATCAAATTGATTTATTATATTATTTAACGCATCTTTTGTTATTTTCTTTTTATTTAAATCTAATGATTCACATTTCGTATTATAATCATTCTCTATATCTATACAATTTTTCTGAAAATTACATAATATATCATTACTATTTAAAAACTTGTATTTATCTGTATCTTCATCAGGTTCCCATCTATTTTCATTTCTCTTATAATATTTCATTTTTTCATCCCCTACTGAGTATAATAACGCTATATTTCCCTCTACTACTTTTCTAAAACCACTTATTAATGTATCTGCTATTTTTAACGCTTCGTCGTGTTGATAATTATGTTTCACTTCTAATTGACTTACTACATAATCGTAAAAATCATCTTTTGACATACTAATTTTATTTTTTTCGTAATTTTTATCATTTTCTTCAACTAATCCATAATTCGTATTATCAAATTTCTTATCAAAATATATTGTTTTTCCATTATCTTCCATTAACTCATCCAAATTTTGATATTCTTTTGCTATTACATAATTTTTACAATTGTTTTTGCTATTTAAATCTATTATTTCATTCTCAATCGCATCTTCTTGTAAATTTAATATTTTTGAAATATCTTCTGAAATCATTAACCTCATATTTTTTATTGAACACGCATAATTAAACATTCTTCCATTATCTTTCAATAGTATCCTTCTCAATAATCCCGTATTTGTTATCGCATCATTATTTTCTATATTATAAACATTATAAAAGTTATTTAAAATATTCTTGTTTGAATAAAATATACTTTTTAAAGCTGTAAAATTCTGTTTTTCACCTATTCCTATATCTATCTTTTTCAATATATTAAATATATTTTTATTTGCTATAAACTTCCTATTATAGTTTGAAATTTCTTCATACAAAAATTTATTTATTTCTTTATATTGCATATATGATAAATCATTTGTATAAATTAAAAAAGGTTCCAAATAACTAACAACATCTACAAATGATAACTTATCTTTAATGTATTTTTTTATTAGATTAAATAACACCCTCGTTTTTGGTATTATTACATTTATAAATTTTTTATATGTTTCTTCTTGTGTATATAACCCTTCTAATCCTACATCTAAATTTAATCTATAATTTTTAATATTATTGAAATAATTATCTTTTTCAAAAGTTAAATTTGTATTTAAATTTTCAATATCTATATTATTTATTTTTGTATTTTCTTTTAATAATTTCCAATAATTTAAAAATGTAAAATTCAAGTTTGATTTATCATAAATATTTGTTCCTGGAAGATTTATACGAGAGAAACGGACCGTTGGTTCTGGTAATGTTATAAATGATTTTAATTCTATATTATCTGATGGTGTTGCATTTATTCTTTTTGAATATAACTTACCACCTACTTTACTTGTTGTTTCTAATCTAGATAATCCAGTATTATATTTTTCCATTAAAAATCTTTTATTATTAAACGTATCTTTTGTGTTTTTATCTCCTGTTGTTAATGTAGATGTTTCAAAATTTCCTAAATTATCAATTATTACATTCAATTCATTATTTACTTCTTTTTTATAAATAATATCTCCTGATTTTTCGTTATTTACTTCTTCAAAAGGGGTAAAATATTTATTTATTTCTTTTAAAAATGTTTCATAATTATTTTCTTCTTCTGATGAATTACTTGTTTTATAATCTTGTATAATATCATCTAATCTTTCATCCACAGGTTTAAAACTTATATCTATTATATTTGTTCCATCTATTTTTTCGTAACTATCTGAAATGTCTGATGTATATATATTTTTTGTATTTTTCGCAACAGGTATCATCCAATATAACAGTTTATCGAATTTTAACATATAATTTGTTAATGGTTTATAATCAACCCCTTTGATAAATGAACCAATTATATTTCCGTTTTCATCAAAAGTTGAAAATTCACTTCGTAATTCTTTATATCTATCAATCATAATATGAATATTATTTAATACACTTTTTGTTCTTTTTGTATTTGAAATTTTTGATAATAATTCATTCAATAAATCGTTCGTTTGTGTTTCTATATCAAATCTTTTTTGAGATACATCAACATTTATTAATTGTTTTATTGGTTCATATTCTCTTCCGAAAAAAACCTCATCTGCACGGATAATATATTCTTTCGTTTTATTTTTTATTTCTTTTAGAGGTTTTGTATAATTATCTTCTAATTCTAAATCATAGAATTGTTCTTCTTCTCCTTCTTTTCTTTCTTCTTCTCCTTCTTTTCTTTCTTCTTCTCCTTCTTTTTCACTTTCTTCTTCTCCTTCTTTTTCTCCTTCTCTTTCTTTTTCTTCTTCTCCTTCTTTTTCTCCTTCTCTTTCTTTTTCTCCTTCTCTTTCTTTTTCTTCTTCTCCTTCTTTTTCTCCTTCTCTTTCTTTTTCTCCTTCTTTTTCTTTTTCTTTTTCTCTTTCTTTTTCTCTTTCTTTTTCTCCTTCTCTCTCAATATTCTTTTTGGGTTTAGTTCTTATTTCAATAGATTGAATTTGTAAATCATCAGGTATTCCTTTATATCCAAAATTTAAATATATAATTTGATTATCTGGGAAAGTTTTAACTTCTATCATATCTTCCTGTAATTTTGTAATTTCACCTGTTAAAGTAAAAGGCATATCTCCGCTAAAATAAATATTTATCCAAGTTTTCGGTAATAAATTATTTTGTAAACAAAACCCTCGTTTTTCATTTCTAAATAAAAGGTCTATTCTTGTAACAGTTTTTGGAATAATTAAATCATCGTTAATTTTTAAATGAACAACATTTAAATCGTTAATTTCAATTAATTTAATTAATTTGTTATCAATATAATCTATTAAAAAATTATGATTATGTAATGTATCATTCGTTGGGTCTTCAATATGTATAATATCACCTAACATTAAAGTTATTATTTTTTCATTTTGTTTTTTTAATGACATAATACTATATTTATAGTAGAAATTTATAATTTAAAGACTTATTAATAATTTATTATAAATAAAAATGAATTTAGAACCATTTTTTGAAATCGGTAACATAAATGGGTTTAATGAATTTATTACAGAAACATTTAAAACAGATAAATTTATAATGAAAAAATCAATTGATAGTAATAATAATAAATATAAAATTGTTTCATATAATAAAAGTTTATTGTCAAATGACTTAATATCTACAAATGGGTTAATTCGTTCTGTTGTAATAAATAAAAACAATAAAATTGTATCATTTGCTCCACCTAAATCTATACCATTAAATGATTTTATTAAAAATGAGCCAGAAAAAAAAGAATATATAATTGCAGAAGAATTTATTGAAGGAACTATGATTAATTTATTTTGGATTGAAAGTGATAATGTTGATAATGGTTATTGGGAATTATCTACAAGAAGTTGTGTTGGTGCAAATAGTAGTTTTTATAAAACAGAAGAAAATTTAACATTTCGTGATATGTTTATGGAAACAATAAAATTATTAAATTTTAATTTGAACAATTTAAATAATCGCTACTCATATAGTTTTGTTTTACAGCATCCAAAAAATCGTATTGTTGTTCCATTTGAGACCCCATCCTTATATTTAGTTTCAATTTATCAGATTTTCAATAATACTAATAATAAACAACATATAGTTCAAATTAATATGCTAGATATTAGAGAGAAATACGAATGGGTATTAAAAGGTATTAAATTTCCACAAATTTACAAATGGAATAATTATACTGATTTAATATATAAATATGCTTCTATGAACACCTCTTATAAAATATTAGGCGTGGTTATTCACAACTTATCGAATGGAACCAGAACAAAAATTAGAAATCCCAATTATGAAATCGTTCGTAATTTAAGAGGAAATCAACCAAAATTACAATATCAATATTTAAAATTAAGAAAAGAAGAAAAAGTAAAACAGTTTTTAACATATTATCCTGAATATAAAGATGATTTCGCTTTTTTCAGAGTTTGTCTTCATAATTTTACTTCAACCTTATACAAGAATTATATTTCTTGTTATATTAAAAAGGAACAACCATTAATTGAATTTCCACAGAATTTTAGAACACACATGTTTAATATTCATCAATTTTATATTAAAGAATTTAAACAGATTAATTTGAAAATTACATATTCTTTTGTTATTAGTTTTGTAAATGAATTACCAATTAATTTATTGTTACATTCATTAAATTTTTCATTAAAAAAAATAAACACCGATTTGATTACTTCAAATAATACTGAGGACTATTTGATTATTTAATCGTAAAATTTATGAAAATTCATTATATAATAAAATATAATGAATTGTATATTTTATTATATATTTAATGATGAAAAATATATTGATATTTTTTACCTATTTTTAGAAAGTATATTTATTTTTGGAAATTTGAATGATAATACTCATATATTGGTTTATACATGTACAAAATTTATGAATATAATTAAAGAAAGCCATTTGTTTAATGATGAAAAAATAAAATTTGAAATAAATGATAATAATGAAACATTTGAATTACTTAATTTAAAATCTATCTCAAATTATGATAAAATACTTTGTTTAGGTTCATTTGTTTTAGTAAAAGACGACATTAATAAAGTATTTAATTTTTCACAAGAGGACGACACTTCTATAATTTATTTGGAAGATAATTATAATGATGAATGTGGAATATTATTATTCAAAAATTGTGAAAAAAATAATATATCTAATACAAAGTTTTTAAATTCACTTGTCGCAAATAATGACTATAATATTCATAGTGATAAAGTAATACATCGTTTTTTAGCACAAACAAGTGATTATGAAAATATGAGTAATTTTTTAAATAATATTAAAGAATTTACAACTTCAAACAATATTAATAAAGCAAAGAAATATATTAATGATTATTTAATACCCATTATTAACAATTGTAATGAATTATTAGAAGGAAATATTTTTATGTTTCACGAATCAACCGTATATAATGATGGTTTTTTAAATAAATCAAGAAATATTAGTGATTTATTATTAAATAAAAATATTAAAAATGTTATGGAAATTGGGTTTAATGCTGGGTTCTCCACATTATTAATGCTTTTAACTAATCCTAATATGAGTATTATGTGTTTTGATTTAGGAGAACATAAATATACTTTACCTTGTTATGAAAAATTAAAAGAAACATTTGGTAATAGAATAAATATAATAATTGGTGATAGCACGAAAACAATAAAAAATATTAATGATACTTATGATTTAATACATATAGACGGGGGTCATACAACAAAAGTCGCAAATTGTGATATTATAAATTCAATTAGATTATCTAAACAAGGAACAATATTAATAATGGATGATTACAATTCCGATAATTTACATAAATTATGGGATAGTTATATAGATAATTATGATTTAAAATCATTAAATATTAAATTACATAATACACAAGACCACGATATTAAATATATTCTGAAATAGTTATTTATAAGAATTCATTATATTATATAATAAAATATAATGAACTGTATATTTTATTCCATATTTAATAATGAAAAATATATTGATATTTTTTACCTATTTTTAGAAAGTATATTTATTTATGGAAATTTAAATGATACAATCCATATATTAGTTTATACATCTACAAAATTTATGAATATAATTAAAGAAAGTCATTTATTTAATGATGAAAAAATAAAATTTGAAATAAATGATAATAATAATGATAAAAAAACTATTTCAATATTCAACTTATTTAATTTACAATCTATATCTAGTTATGAAAAAATACTTTATTTAAATACCGATATTTTAGTAAAAGATGATATTAATAAAGTATTTGATTTTTTAGAGGAGGACGAAGAAAACTATGATAATATAGCTTCACTTACAAGCGAAATATTATTATTCAAAAATAGTGAAAAAATAAATATATCTAATATTTTTAAATATAATAATAAGTTTTTAAATTCATCTATTGTAAATAAAGTTATTCATAATTTTACAAGACAGTATAACGATTATGATTCTAAAATTGAAAATATGAATATTTTATTAAATAATCTTAAAGATTTTACAATTACAAACAATATTCATAAAACGATGGAATATATTAATCACTATTTATTACCGATTATTCATAACTCAGGAGAACTACTAGAAGGAAATATTTTTATGAATCATTTAACAACTATATATAATAATAATATAATAGTTAAAGCAAAAAATATTAGTAATATATTATTAAATAAAAATATTAAAAATGTTATGGAAATCGGATTTAATTCTGGATTTTCTACATTATTAATGCTTTTAACTAATCCCACGATGAATATTACTTGTTTTGATTTAGGAGAACATAAATATACTTTACCTTGTTATGAAAAATTAAAAGAAACATTTGGCGATAGAATAAATATAATAATTGGTGATAGTATTGAAACATTAAAAAATATTAATGAGAATTATGATTTAATACACATAGATGGTTGTCACACAACAGAAGTAGCAAATATTGATATTACAAACTCAATTAGACTATCAAAAAATAGAACAATATTAATAATGGATGATTATAATATTGGTCATTTACATAAATTATGGGATAGTTATATACGTAATTATAGTTTAAAATCATTAAATATTAATTTATATAATACAGAACTCCACGATATTAAATATATTCTAAAATTTATCTGAAATAGATTGAAATACTTTTATCGATTCTATAATACAAATTTTTAAATTTTGTTTAATTATGGATTTATCTATTGATTCTTTATAAGCAACTCTTATAATACTATCGGTATCGTGTGGATGCATTTTTTTAAAACCACAATATGATAGTATTTTCAAATCTTCAAAGAATTTAGAATATAACATATATTCAATTGTTTTTCCAATAGTATAATCTTCATTTTCTAAAATAATATCATAACTATTTTTCATAGTATTTTCGGAAACTAATATTTTCAATTCATCTGTTTCCATCGAATTATCCAATAGATTCAATTTATCAATTAATATAGAACAAGCTTTCTTTACAATATCTTTATTTTCATAAACGCCGACTGACTCTACAATAAAGTCAAAACTATTTTGTTTTACAATTCTTCTACCTTCCAATAATTTCCAATTTTCTCTTTCAAATTGTATATCATCTTTACTTAATCCTTGGTCTTTCCATTTTTGGGTGTTCTTTTCTAATTCTTTTTCAATATTTACATTATCTAAGGTATAACCATAAGAGCAAGTTGAAACTACATTAAACATATAATCTTTTTTAGCAGTTGATATTGAAAACTCACAAGTAAAATGTAGTTTTTCACCGACAATTTCTTCTGAAATTCTTGGTCTTAATCTTGCAAAATCTATATAAGTATTAGTTATTTGATTTTTAGGAAATATTGATTCATTATCTTTTTCATTTAAATATTTGTTTGTTTGTATATTTTTTACCTTAAAATTCTCAGTAGTAACAAATTGAATTGTGTCTGTTAAATTTTCTACATTTACTTCTAATAAATAATTTTCTAATGGAGTATCAAGGTCTTTTATATGTATCGGAATACAACTCAATCGTTGTTTTAATATTTCATTATTTAATCTAGATGTATTTACTATAAACTTAGATTTATTTTCAATATAAGGAGTTGTTTTAAATACTACTGTTGGAATATCAGATAATATGGTTCTTCTAACCGCATTTGCTAAACTTACATTCACCCCACTTAATGTAAATGTAAGTATTCCGTTCTTTTCATCAATTTTATTAACGACTGGTTGCATTTTATTATATATAATATTATCTCTTTATTAATTTATCACTTTATTAATTTATTTAAATCAATTTTTTTTTAAATAAAATAAGTTAAAAGAATAATTCAATAAACTAAATATAAATTAATGACTTCAATTATTTATTATTCTAATTTTTGCGAACATTCTAAAAAACTCTTACAATCTTTATCAAAAACGAAAGTTAATCAAAATATACATTTTATTTGTATAGATAAAAGAATTAAAGAAAAAGATGACATTTATATTATACTAGAAAATGGACAGAAAATTATTATGCCTAAAAATGTTGTAAAAGTCCCAGCACTTTTATTATTGAACGATAATTATAAAGTTTTATATGGAGATAATATTTATCAATATATTAAACCACAACAAGAACAAATTACTAAGATTTCTACAAATAATAATATGGAACCCTCTGCTTTTTCTTTAGGGAATTATGGATTTGGTGGAGTATGTTCAGATAATTTCAGTTTTTTAGATATGAATAGTGAATCTTTGCAAGCAAGCGGTGATGGAGGATTGAGACAAATGCATAATTACGTTTCTTTGAATGATGAATTCAATATTAATACACCAAAAGATGATTATAACTATAAAGAAAATAAAATATCAGAAGATTTAACAATTGAACAGTTGCAACAACAGAGAGAACAGGATTTCAATTCTTTAAGTCAAAAAAGAATTTAATATATGACCCTTTAACTTTTCATCCATTTTATATAATAATAAATTATTACTTAAACATAATATAATTATTTATTTATTTATGTCAGCAGGTAGTCAAAACTTTTTAACCGTATTCAATAATCAACTAACTCAATTTATGGATGACATCGTTACAATTCTGCCGAATAACCCAGATATTTTAACCGCAAAAAATTCAATATCATTAATTAGAAAAACAAATCCTAAATTAATTATTGTTATTTGGAATGAACGAATTTCCAGCAAATATAGAAGTCAAATTGAAAACGGTGATATTGACTTTCTTATAAATAAGGATTATTCAAACGATTTAGCATCAAATGAACATATCTCAAAAATTCTTTCTGTTATTGAAGGATTGAGAGAGCCCATTAAAAATATGACTCCTGAAAATAGAACCAAAGCTATTAAATATATTCAAAATTTGACGAAATTATCTGACTTATATTTTCAGAAATAAATAAATAGAATTTAGTTTGATTTAAAAAAATAACTTTATATCAAACATATATGTATAAAACGGAGATTAATGAAAAATCTACTGAGGAATTCAGGAAAATAATTACTGATTTTATTAATGATATTTCAAATACTTTTCCTGAATATAAAGATATTATTAGTAAATGGTGGAAAAAAACTGATTTTTCATATATTAAAGACAATTCTGAACGTATTTTAAATGAAGAAGTTGAAAATCTTGAAAATATGGATAATATATTCAAATATTGTTTGAAATTTTATCCTGAAAGGTTCTTTGATATTATTTATCAAAATGAAGATATTTTTTCAAATGGTTCAACTGTAAATACTGATTTTTTACCTGGATTAAGTTTCAAAATTTTATGGCAGTGTAATGATATTACAGAGAACACTAGAAGCACTATTTGGAAGTATTTACAATTAATATTACTATCTTTAATCGGTTCTATTAAAAACAAAGAAACTTTTGGAGATGCTGTAAAAATGTTTGAAAATGTTGATGAAAATGATTTTAAAAATAAATTAGAACAATCATTAGAAAAATTACACGATGTTTTCAATAATCTTAAAAATTTTGAAAATAACACAGATAATAATAAGAATGATGATAGTGATATTGATATGAAAAATATGGGTGGTGTTAATCTAAATGATATTAATATGGATAATCTACCATCACCTGATGATGTTCATAAACATATTAAAGGTATGTTAGATGGTAAACTAGGAAAATTAGCAAGTGAAATTGCTGAGGAAGTTTCTGAATCATTCAGTTTAGATATGGAAAATATTACAGATACCAAGGATATTTTTCAAAGTTTATTCAAAGACCCTGGAAAGTTAATGAGTTTAGTTAAAAATGTAGGGAATAAATTAGAAAGTAAAATTAAATCTGGTGATATTAATGAAAGCGAACTCTTTAACGAAGCTACTGAAATTATAAATAAAATGAAAAGTATTCCTTGTATGGATAATATTCAAAATATGATTAATCAAATGGGATTAAAAACAAATATTCCTGGATTTATGAATAATGATATTAAACCTAATGAAGATGCAATTAACAGAAGTATGAAACATAAGAAATTCAAAGAAAACATTAAACGTAAATTAGAAATGAAAGAAATGCAAAAATTGTTGGAACAAACTTCTCAAATTTCAAATACAAATTATAATCCTATTTCAGATGAAGAATTAATTTCTATTTTTAGTGAAAAATCTAAAATTAAGAAAAAAACTAAATAATACAAACTTGTATAAATTTTAAGTAATATTATATATATAATGATAATCCCATTCTGGTCAAATGATTTTACAATTTTATTCAACAAAGATTATATATTTGAATTATGGCCTTCTAATAAAATGACTTATGAACAAAAATTAAATTCTATTACTAGACTTATTGTTTTATTAACTATTTTAGGATTTATTTTTACTATGAACATTAAATTATTATTTATCGGTATTATAACTATTTCAGTAATTTTTGTATTATTCAATATAAGTAAAAATAATCATACAAAAGAAAGTTTTGAAAATAACGATAATAGTAAATGTGAAAATCTATTAGATAATAAAGGTGTAATTATTAATCCTGAAACATTACAACAACATTTAAAAACAGATTTTAAAACAACAAATTATAAAAATCCATTTTCTAATGTTCTATTAACTGATATTGGTGATGACCCTTTAAGAAACGCAGCACCACCAGCATTCAATCCAGTTGTTTATGAAGACATCACTAAATCTGTTAAAAAAATGGTTCAAAATCTTAATCCAGATATTAAAAATACTAATAAACAATTATTCGGTGATTTAGGAGAAAATTTTTACTTAGACCAGTCAAATCGTAATTTTTATTCAACTGCAAATACTCGTGTTGCGAATGACCAAGGTGCCTTTGCTCAATTCTTATACGGAGATATGCCCAGTTGCAGAGATGGTAATGCTTTTGCTTGTGTTCAAGATAATATACGATATAACTTATACTAAAAAAAAATTGAAATGAAAAAGTATATTGAAAAACTATTTAAAGAACTATTTAAAGAACCAGGCAAAATATATTGAAAAACTATTTAAAGAACCAGGCAAAGTATATTGAAAAACTATTTAAAGAACTAGGCAAAGTATATTTAAGAAAATGAACCAAATTGAAGTTAATAATTTTACTCCCAATTTATATATTAATTCTGTTAGTAATAGATTCACTAAACAACTATTATTAGAATGTTTTCAGGAATTAAACTTTGGTAAAATTAACAATATTATATTGAAAAAGGATAAATTTACTAAAAATTCAAGTTTTAATGATGTCTATATTTATTTTGATAATTGGAATATTGAATATACTGAATATATTAGATATTTATTGAAAAAAGATAAACATATTATTATTCAATATGAAAATACTACAAATTGGATTGTAAAAGCGATGAATAATAATAACTAATAATTCTTTATAATATCTTCTGGATTTTTAGAATAAATTGTTCTTTTCTTTTATAAAATTATTGTTATGTATATGTTTTTCTATGTTAAACCCATTTTCAGTATATCCAACAAAAGATTTATCTGTTTCATGCATATATGGTGGGTCTAGATATACAAAATCATTATGTATTGAAATCACAACATTCAAATATTACATTTTCTATCACTCTCTTCAAATCTATTCTTTATTTTGGTTGGAAATATAAAAAATAATGTTTATTATATATATTATGGCTTTTGTAACTAATTATATGTTTGATAATATGAGTAGAATAGGTTCTGATAGTTGTTATCAGGACCAAGTTACTATTCAAAATATTAACTCTTGTAATTATTCATTACAAAATTATTATCTAAACGACTGCTCTATGAAACAACCCCTTTATTTAGCAACCAGCCAACCTGGAATTATGGTTGATGGTGGTTATGGCTCTGGCGCAAATGGTTGTAATATTGATAATAGTTCTAAATTATTATTAGGTGGTTTGAATACTCATCCAAGATGTAAAATTGATTTATTTCAACGCCCATTCGCAACTGTTCCATATTTAGGTCGTGGTTCAGTATGTCCTAATATGGAATCTCAACTACAACAAGGCGAATTATTAACAAATAAGAAAAGTGTTAATAGATTACCTGAAAAAAGTTATTTAAAATATTCTAATACACCTTTATTGAGTGATATTAAAGACCGTGTCACTAATCCTCATTATTGTGTTGAAAGTGTCGCTTCTGATGGTTGGGTTCGTGGTGGTGTTCCTTCAAGAGAATTAACTCGTGACCGTAATGTGTAAAAAAATACATAATTTATTATTATTATTATTCAAATGTATAATAATAAATTGATATGCACATATATTTTTTATAATAAATCATTATTCGAATATAACCCAATTTCTCTCAATTATATTAAAGAGAGAAATATTGATAATGATGATATTCCTGATTCCGATTTACAATCATTTTCTGATTTATTGTATCGAAACGAATTAATTGAAGCCTTTCTTTTAAACGACTTTGATGAAACTTTAATTAATACTAAAATTACAGAATTGTATAATCTTATTAATTTAGAATTAACCGATAATCATTTTAAAAAAGAATTTAAAGAAACCTTAACCATTCTATCTTCTAAATTTTTTTCTGATGATTTATTTTTAGGATTTATTTCATTATTCTCATATCAATTATTTCATATTACCCACTTATGCATCTCTGATTTTTTATTAACCAAAACATTCAATCAAAATAATATTGATTTTTTAAAAAAAAATATTAATCTATTTTTTTAATAGAATTATATTATATAAATGGCGTCAACTAGAAATATTAATACTAGGGGAAATTATTATTTAGAAAATAAACAATATAACGAGTCTGAAAAATACATTTTATATAAAAATTCACAACACGGCGAAGCATATAACACAACACTTCCTGGTAATGGATTAAACCCTGCTAGAATCCCTCTTAATAAATTATCGCATAATCCTATTGAAATTGAATCATTCTTATTTGGTATTAATTCTACTAACTTAGTTTTCGAACAACCTATATTTAATCCTCAAATTAAACATTTAAATACAACTAATATATTTCAAAAACCAACTGTTATTATGCCTTTACCATTAGTTATTGAAAATAATAGACCACATCCTTTATAATTTATTTTAGTATTTTAGTATATTTAATTTTACTTACATTATATATATATTATGAGTAGTAATATTTTGTCGACAAATATTCAGAGTGAGAATATTATTACTAATAATTTAACTGTATTGACTATTAACGGCGTTCCAATTAGTCAAATTATTAAATCACCTCGTTATGTCCCTTGTCACGGATGTGATGATGAATTTTTTCCTGATGTATGCGAAGGTATTGAGGGTTGTAGTGATAATGTTGAAATTGACCCTTGTGATTGTTTAGTAGAACCATATTATCCTGTTGGACCAAAAGGGGATACTGGTGATACTGGTGCAACTGGTGATACGGGATACACAGGTGCTACAGGAGCAACAGGAGATACAGGACCAACGGGAACAACAGGTGCTACGGGAGATACAGGAGCAACAGGTGCAACAGGAGATACAGGAGCAACAGGCGCAACAGGAGATACAGGAGCAACAGGAGATACAGGAGCAACAGGCGCAACAGGAGATACAGGAGCAACAGGTTCCACTGGTTCAACGGGAGCAACAGGTGCAACAGGTGCAACAGGAGCAACAGGTTCCACAGGAGCAACTGGTTCAACAGGAGCAACAGGTTCCACAGGTTCTACGGGAGCAACAGGTTCAACAGGTGCAACTGGTTCAACAGGTTCAACGGGAGCAACAGGAGCAACAGGAGATACAGGTTCAACGGGAGCAACGGGAGCAACGGGAGCAACAGGAGCAACAGGAGCAACAGGTTCCACAGGAGCAACTGGTTCCACAGGTTCAACAGGTTCAACGGGAGCAACAGGTTCAACAGGAGCAACAGGAGCAACAGGTTCCACA